GAGGAAAGTAATATGGATATTTTAGAATATATCAAGCCGGAGTTATTAATTTTAATACCTGTTCTATACATCATTGGCATGGGAATTAAAAAAGCAAACTTTATAGCGAATAAGTGGATACCTTTGATACTTGGAGGATGCGGCATTGTGCTTTCGATTATTTATGTACTGTCAACCTCTCCTTTAAACAGCGTACAAACTGTGTTCATGGCGATTTTTACCGCATTAACACAAGGCATACTGGTAAGCGGTGCGAGTGTGTATGCAAATCAAATTTTCAAACAGTTTAAAGGTGCTAAAGACGATAGTGCAGATACAAAACAAAAATAAGTAAAAAAAAGAGGGTAGCGGTTTAACATCCGCTACCCTCTTTTTTAACAGGCTCTCCTAAACGGTGGGGGTATTAGTAAATTACTGTAATAATCTGTTGTTTATTCTTCCTAAATGTTCTATAATATGCCATATTTATACAAGGGAGAGGGGAAAGAATGAAAAGAATTATCAGTTTAGCATTGGCAACACTGTTATGCGCTGCCGTTTTTGTGGGGTGTGGTGAGAACACAGTATCTTCATCGTCAAGTAAAAGTGAATCAACAACTTCATCTAGTAGGAGCACAACTTCAACAAAAGCGTCTGAAAATAATATTTTAGCATCATCAAGCACAATGTCAAATGAGAAATCACCAACAATCCCTAGTAGTGGTGGTGTTTGGTTAGCTAAACCAAAAGAATTGTCAAAAAATTGGGAAAAGCGATTAAGTAGTGGATATTCTATCGACATACCCGGTCAAGCACCTGATGTGAAAACGATGTATATATCAAAGATTGATAGTGACACCGCAATTGTTTTTGATACAGACACTGAGAAGTACGTAAAAAACGTATATATTCAATGTAAAAAAGAAAATAGAGTATTAACAGAACGTGATAAAAGTAAAATTGATGAATATGTTTCTACATTCGGACAAACAGTTGACCCTAAATTCACATCAGAGAGCCTTACAGAAGTAAAAGCAAATATGATTGTTGCGGAAGACGGTGCAAGCAGAGTTGCAATTAAGAATAACACAATGTTTCAAATTTTAGTCCAAGATGAAAGTAGGATTATGTGAAAAATAAGTTTAGTAAAGTAACAGATAGGGGATAAAATATAATAGTTAATCAAAAGCCACGCTCTTTTGAGTGTGGATTTTTATTGGAAAATCACTTGACTTATGCGAATATGTACGTTATAATGTACATATAATATAAAGAGGTGATTTACATGACAAATACAAATGCCACTAATTTCAGACAAAACATGTTTGAATATCTCAATCTAGCCGTAGAATACAATGATGTGATAAACGTTAGCACTAAAAATGGTAATGCTGTGGTAATGAGCGAAGATGATTATAACGGATTAATGGAAACTCTTTATCTGCTTAGTATTCCAGGTATGAAGGAACGCTTTGAAGAAGGTATGAATACCCCACTAAAGGAATGTGAGGAATTTAAATGGTAGACGAGTACAGAATCGTTATCTTAAAATCCGCACAGAAGGACAAAGAAAAAATCAAAACGATTCCAGCTTTAAAAAGAAATGTAGAAAATCTTTTAAAAGTTTTAAGAAATAATCCGTTTCAAAATCCTCCTCCATATGAAAAGCTAAAAGGTTCTTTGGGGGATTTCTATTCTCGGCGGATTAATGCACAACACAGACTTGTTTACCGAGTTATAGAAAAAGAAAAAACAATTATGATTGTTAGTATGTGGTCACATTACGAATTCTAACAAAAAACCAACTATCATTACGGTAGTTGGTTTTTTTATTGGAAAATTTTATAAAACCTTTTGACGGTATCCAACTTGTAGATAAAGCGGGAAATACTGTGAAAATAAAAAATTTATCGTTATTCAATCCTTTTGACACAACATATTATACGACACAAACTACAGAACAGAAATAATATAAAAAAACAGTCCTCTCTTACATAACGTAAGGGAGGACTTTGTTTGTTTTATGCAAACTGTTTCCTTGTAGCAGTTAACACAAAGCAGAGATAAATTGGTGGAACATGGTGCGCAGTGTACGAACACTTTACCCATGGTTTCGACACTGTCTATTTCGGCGAGGGTGATGGTACGTTTATCTCCTGAGTAGTTAAATGTTCCGATAACCTTATCGTCATATACAAATATAGCGTTTACGAAAGTATCTACTAGGCGTTTACGGCATTCTTGATCTGAAATATCCATATCACGGAAACTGCAAAGAAAAAACAGAATTTGTTCTCTAGTGAGCTGTAAGGTTTTTGCACGTTCTAAATCGGCAATTTCGGCAACGATTTCTGTGTGTTGAGCATCAAGTTCATCTATACGCTGTTTAGTGATATTATTTATGATACCAGCTTCAATAGCTTTGATAACATTTGAAATAGCTTGATTTATTTGTGAAAGCTTGGAATTAAGGCTCGCCGCGTAGTCATTTTCTTTGTTTTGTTCAAGGTAATAGGAGTACACACTATCGGCAATAAAATTTAGTAATTCGTTGTCTTGGAGTATTTTATTAATGTGAGAGATAACAAGTTCCTCAATATATTGCTGTTTTACAGCTTTTTTGTCACATGTGCGCTGCCTTTTTTTCTTAGTACATATATAATAATTATGTTTTTTACCGGTTTTGCTTGTGCCGCTTTCGCCTACCATTTTTGAACCGCACTTACCACAAAATAATTTATCAGTAAGTAAGTAGTCCACTTTACTCCATTTATGCGCAGGAGCTCTTTTATTTACTTTTAGCATATTTTGTACCTTATAAAACGTGTCTTTATCAATGATTGCGGGTACTCCATTTTCAATTCTTACTTCATCTTTGTATTTATACACACCAATATATTTTTCATTTTTTAGTATAGATCTTAAGCTGTTTTTATTAAATTTCCCTCCACGCAAGGTTCGTAATCCTTTTTTATTTAAAGCGTTTATGATTTCTGTACAGGTGCTCCCTTTGGCGTACATGTTGAAAATCATGCGGACTGTAGGAGCTGTGTCAGGATCGATAATAAATTTTTTATCAGAGTTGGTAAGATATCCTAAAGGACGATTACCTCCTGTGCTTTGACATTTTTCTGCACTTGCGCGTTGTCCTCTTAATATGTTTTGTGACAATTGTAAGCTATAGTATTCGGCCATGCCTTCAAGAACGCTTTCTAAAATTACCCCTTCAGGGCTATTTGGTATACTTTCAGCAACATATACAACTTTAACACCGTTCCGCTTGCATCTATATTTATTGAAAGCAATCTCTTCTCGATTACGACCAAAACGATCTATTTTCCAAAGGATGATAGTATCAAATTGTTTTTTAGAGGTATCTTTTAACATTTCTTGAAAAGCGTTTCTATTATCATTTCGTCCGGTTGCGGCGCGGTCAATATACTCATGTATGATTGTAAGCCCGTTTGCGGTTGCGTAATCTCGTGCGGCGGCAAGCTGTCCCTCAATGCTTTGCTCTCCTTGTCTGTGACTTGAATATCTTGCATAAACAACTGCCAATTTATGTTTGCTCATGTAATCTCCCTCCATTTTGGGCGCAAAAAAGCAGCCCTCTTGAATTTACAGGCTGCATAGTGTATAATTATTTCGGTATAAGTACTATGTAGCCCTAGGGTTATATAGTCAACGTCCTTATCCTGCTCCAACAGGGTAGGGACACTTTTTATTTTATTTAATTTTATTAAGACTTTTTTGAATTTGTTCTAAATTAGATTTAACGGAATCGCTGTCGATTGTTTCTGCACCTCTATATACATACTTCACAACTTGATAAGCGTCTTGTCCTAAATTGGCATAGTCTTTTTTTGATGAATCGTTTTTACAACTATATTCTAATAGATACCCATAATACATGGTTTTTTCCATCGTATTGTTATCTGTAAAATAATTATTATAATTATCGCGAATAAAATTTACACTTTCTTGTATTTTTGCGTCATCAATAGATGCAGCGTCACTTTTAGCTTGCCTTGCAATATAGTCCACCATGGCGGAGGTATTAGGTTCTGGTTTGGTATTGTTGAGGTTTGTTGTAGATTCGTCATTCAATGATGAAGAATCTACTTTTGATGTTATGGCAGAATTCTCTTGATTACTGGATACCGAAGTTGTTATTGAATTGTTGTTAGTTTCTCCGCATCCTGCTAACATTGCCGCGCTAGCTAACATAGCTAAAATAATAATTACTAAATTTTTTTTCATTTATAATTCCCCCTATAATTGATAAATTTCGCCAACCAAGTATAATAATATTGGAGTATCCACATATTCCTATAATGATCGATCACTATTCGCAGTAGTGGGCGATTTTTTATTTTAGTTTTGTTGCGACCTTACACTCTATTTGTTTTACTCTAACACTCTTAAAAAAGCAACAGCTTTTCCAAGTATAGTTATTTGGTTAATTTCATTTTTTACAAATATAAGCGGCTCATGGCTAGGATTAGCGGGAGCTAACGTGAGCACATCTTTTGTTTTATATACTTTTTTAAGCGTTGCTTCTTCGTTTACCATTACAGCCCCAATCTCACCATTTTCTAAATCGGGTTGTGACTTTATAAAGACCGTATCGCCATCATTTATACCAGCGTCAATCATGCTGTCACCTTTGCAGGTAAGCGCGTAGGTAGCGTCAACTCCGTCAGGAAGAATAATATACCCCTCTATATTTTCTTCTGCTAGTATTGGAGTTCCGCAAGCAATCTTACCTAAAATAGGTACCTTTTTGATCCTTTCTAAAGGAACTAACTTGTTTTCTATATCTTTAATGTCCATAGGTACATCAGCACCCATAAGCCATGGAATAGATACTTGTAGAACTTCCGAAAAATTTTGTAGCCTGCGCTGTTTGGGTTCGTATAATCCGTTCTTGTATTGGCTTATTACACTTTCAGGAGTATTGGTGGCGCGAGATAATTCGGCCGCAGTAATCCCTCTAATCTCAAGTGCTTTTTTTAACCTATTTGCAAAACTGTTCGGCAAACTAACCATCTCCTTACAAAGTTAAGTATACAACAAACTTCGGAAAAACGCAATAATATTTCTAAAAAAATCAAAAAAGTTTGGAAAACCTATTGACTTTGTAAAACCAAAGTGATATGCTTGAGACAAGAAATCATTACAGAAGGGAGGGAGACAATGTGAATAGTGTAAAATATGATTATTCTAAACTGCTTGGACACATCCGTAGTAAAAATATAACCCATGAAAAAGTAGCCCAATATGCGGATATGGGGACTGACACGTTCAGTGGACGGATTAACAACAAATCAGAGTTTAGACAAAAGCAAATTCTTGATATATGTGAATGCCTAGGTATTCCGTTACAAGAAATACCAGACTATTTTTTTTGCAAACAAACTTCGTAAAACCAAATATTTGGGAAAGGAGGTGAGGGGGATGGAGGAGACTACTAAAATTAAAATACATACAGAACAAATCAAAGGCGTTGAACTTAGAAATTTATGCAGCACGTTTCTTGATGCGATTTTGCAGTTTTATGAAGATCCTGACAATCGGCGTAAATTTCAAGAATGGAAAGTGCAAAGAGAACATGGGACACAAAATATTGCACCCAACAGGAGGGACAAGAAAAATGAAACGAATCATAAGAATAATCTGTAGTATCATAGCGGGGTTATTAGCTATGTGTGCGCTGATTATCTTGCTAGGCACAGTAGGAGCATACGAGTTAGGAAATATCAGCTTTATATGGTTTTGTATAGATTTTGCTCTCAGCATTGCAATGGCAGGAGGAAGCGTATTATTGCAATTGTGGATGGGTAAAAAAGAAGAAAGCCCTAGAGGAGCGGCAACTCCGTCTAAGGCAAATGAAAAAAATAAAACATATAAAGTATAACAGATGAAAGAGAGAATGTCAAATGACAGGAGAATATTACATAACAAAGGAATTACTAAAACAACATAATCCATGCACGGATGGATACAGGTGGTTCTGTGAGAACTACCCAAACGGAGGTAAGTACCAAGAAATATTAGATAAACTGTGTGCGGATAATCGGTTTAATGATGCTTGCTGGCTTCTGGATGAAATGGGAGCAACAACTGATGAGTTAGAAATTAATACATTAGAGGATGATAATAAATTAATCTGTTTTGCTGGT